AGGTTGCTCATCGCAACATGCAGGCAGACGTTGTGCTGTTTATTGATGTGCTGCTTGATGAAAACGATCAGCCCGTATTCACCGCTGAAGATAAATCTCAGGTCGAGACCATTTATGGCCCCGTTCATGCTCGACTGTTAAAACAAGCGCTAGACCTTAGCACCTCGTCGGCAGCCGCTGAAAAAAAGTCAGAGACCCCGGCACTTTCTTCCTGATGACACTTGCGCTTCGTCTGGGAAAAACGGTTCACGAATTAACGCAAACCATCACGGCTAGCGAGTTGAAAATGTGGATCGAGTTCGACAGATTAAGCCCAATTGGTGACAAGCGCGGTGATATACAGGCTGCGCTAGTCGCCTCATCGGTTTATCGCTCACAGGGTGGTAAAGCTACGCTGGATGATATGTTGCTTCGCTGGGGGCTACAGCCAGAAGAGGATGACGGTGGATCTGGACTCGAAGATTTTCTGGAAAAACTGGCAGGTTGATGACCTGCTTATTCACGTCGCCAAAAACGACCAAATTATGGCGCAGATCTATGAGGACACCTCCGCGATCATGCTGGCTTTTTGTTGCCTATCCCTACCCCTTTGATACCATGTGACTAAATGTTACTTAAGGGATGAGGATATGAGAAGTGGCGAGCTAGAGGCGCTTTACAAATCAGCAATAAACTTCGTTTTTTCTATCGGGAAGTTTAATGCTGATTATTTAAAAAAGGGTCTGCAAATTGATGATTCTGATCTTAATCAATTGATAGATAAAATGATTTCTCATGGCGCAATCAGTGATATTGATGAGAGTGGTCACTACACCCCACTTAGAACGTACATACATAGCGACTATCTATTACAGCAAGAATTGAAAGATGACACTGAGAAAGTAAAGGTAAATTGTGAAAAAAAAGCTGCCGCTAAACTTAACAAGTCAATTGTTATGCTGGCCATTGCCATCTTTCTTTTGGCCTGCTTCTTTGCATTAAGGGAGCCGATATCTTTGGTATTCATCATCGGATCTTTCCTTATTATTGGCTGCGGGTTTGGCAAAGTTAGCGAGATGGCAGAGGTTAATAGTCGCCTTTCACTGGCGGAGAAAAATAGGACTTTACGGTTTTGCTCTGTTGGTTTTTTGGTCCTATCAATAACTGCAAATATTGGTTTTCTTTTTTGGGTAAATTCCAAAACTCCAATATGGGGTGACCGGTATGCGGAAAGATTGCAATCAGAAGCGCTTATAGATGCAAGAAAAACGATCTCAAGATGAAAGGCGAATTATTGCCGTTTCTAATGCTGAGGAATCAGTTAAATCCAATTTGAAAGACCCTTCTTCGGCAAAATTCTCAATAGGAAGGGTTGGCAAAGATGGTTTTGTGTGCGGAACGGTAAATGCAAAAAACAGCTTTGGTGCATACTCTGGTAACTCTCGATATGTTTCATCAGGCGGCAAAGCGGCAATAGATGATGGCAGTCAAGAGTTCTCTCGTCTTTGGAATTCAAAATGTAATTGATACAATTGACAACAAAATAATAACCTCGCTTCGGCGAGGTTTTTTTATGGGTGATATATGGCAACTTTACGCGAGTTAATCATCAAGGTATCGGCAAACTCAAGTTCGTTTCAAACTGAAATAGCCCGCGCCTCCCGCATGGGGAGTGATTATTACCGAACCATGCAAAATGGTGGACGTCAAGCAGCGGCTGCAACAAAACAAACACAGAGAGCGCTAAATGATCTCAATGCTGAATTAGCATCAATTAAATCCTCTGCCATGGGATTAGCCGGTGCGTTTGCGGGGGCGTTTGCAACGAGTGAGCTCATCCATTATGCCGATACATGGAATCAATTGAATGGTCGCCTCCGACTAGCTTCAACCTCAACAGAAGATTACTCCACTGCTCAGCGCGCACTTATGGACATAAGCCAGCGCACGGGCACGTCGTTGGAAGCTAACTCTAGTTTATATAGTCGAATTGCATCATCACTGCGCGATGCCGGTTATGCATCAAAAGACGTGGCCGCCGTTACCGAGACAGTGGCAACTTCACTTAAACTTTCAGGGGCGAGCACAGAAGAGGCCAGTTCTGTTATTACGCAACTCAGCCAAGCATTGGGCTCAGGTGTTTTGCGTGGTGAAGAATTTAACTCCATTATGGAAAATGGCGGGCGGTTGGTTAAATTACTGGCTGATGGCTTAGGTACTACTGTCAGTGGCCTGCGAAATATGGCTCAGAATGGTGAGCTGACTACAGACAAAATTGTTCCATTACTAACGAATGTCGAACAACTCCGTAAGGAGTTTGAAACTTTACCGGCGTCAATAAGCGGCTCTGGACAGAAAGTAAAGAATTCATTTATGGCTTGGGTCGGTGGGGCTAACGATGCCGTTGGGGCATCATCTGCTTTATCGGGTGTTCTGGATAGTGTTGCTGAAAATATGAATACCGTTGCCGCTGCTGCTGGCGCATTAGCTGCCATTGGCGGGGCGCGTTTTGTCGGTGGAATGCTCGGAAACATTGGCACTCAGACAGCGCAGTTGATTGATGCTCGCAAGAATGAGATTGCCTTATCTGCCGCGCGCGCAGAAGCGGCCATTCAGTCACAACGTAAAGCCGCTGCAGACGCAATTGCTGCCGAACGCGCGCACCAGTTAGCAACAACAGAGCTTGAGCTGACCAAAAACACTAACGCAGAAGCGCTGGCCACACAGAATGCAACCGCCAAGCGCAGTGCGCTGATTGCTGCAAACGCAACGCTAGCACAATCCAATCGAGCAGTATCCGCCTCTCAATTAGCTTTAAATAAAGCAACGTCTGCTATGTCTCTGGTTAGTTCTGGTGCTGCAGGGCTATTGTCGCTTGTCGGTGGTATTCCGGGGGCGCTGATGCTGGGCGCCGGGGCGTGGTACATGATGTACCAAAAACAAGAACAAGCTAAAGAATCAGCGATACAGTACGCAGGCACCCTTGATGAGGTTGTCACTAAATCTCGGGAGATGAGCCAACTGCAACTTAAAGGGGCTATAGCTGATGCGGGATCTTCTATTGATGCTCTTAGGGAGAAACTAAATGAGCAGGCTACTTCTCAACGAGAAGCTGCAGAAGCAGTCTCCGAATATCGTAAGCAACTCGATGGATTAAAAGACTCTGAAGCTCCTATTGCTATCATTTCGGATGCACAGGAGAGGCTAAACGAAGCACAAAGAGAATACGATAAAATTTCTCGAGACGTCTCTGAGTCTACTGACAAATTAAATAATGCTACAGATAACCAAGTAAAGCTTCAGGGGGAATTGAACGGTAAGGTTTCTGCCTCTGATGCTGCTTTTGCCAAGTATCAGAAAAACCTATCTGATACTACGAACCTTGCTATTGCCAATGTAAACGCAATGGCTACAACCTTACAATTTATTGACTCCTTAAATCAAAAAAGCAATCAGTCAGGTACTTCTGGTGCACCGAAGGGTTTGACACAAAAGCAACAAGAGGCCATGGATAAGGCGCAGCGTCAGAACATATTGGCAGGATTGCAGGGATTAGAAAAAGCGAGACAACAGGCAACGTTTGAGGCCGATGATCTTAATCTTCCCTCTGGGCAGTATGAAAAATATATCAATCTTGCCGTTGAGGGTGAAAGAAAGCTCGAGGCATTGCGGCAAAGTAAACCGCATAAAGGTGCCAAGACCGAGGAAGAGAAAACCGCTGATACCTATGAGAAGCTGATTAAGCAGCAGAAAGAGCAAATTGCATTGGATGGCCAGAACACCGAACTCGCGAAAGCTAAGTATCAAATTAGCCAAGGTGAACTACAAACGCTGACCGCTTCTCAGAAACAAACGTTACTACAAAATGCCGCGCTGATTGATCAGCAGAAAATAAGACAACAAATCGCCGCCTATGAGGCCAATCTCGCTGATAGTAACGCCAGTGCACGCGCTTCTAACAATGCTGAGCTGGTGGGCTATGGTCAAGGGTCATTGACTCGTGGGCGTATGCAGGAAATGCTCAAAATACGTGAAGAGTTTGAGCAGAAAAATGTTGAGATCCAACGCCAGTATCAGGGAGGAGAAATCTCTGAGAGCCTGTATAAACAGGAGGTTGCACTCAACAAAAAATATCTTGATGAGCGTTTACGTGATCAGGAGGGCTATTACTCTGCGTCTGATGCCATGCGTAAGGACTGGAATGCTGGCTTTGCCGAGGGCTTATCTAACTGGATGGATACCGCCTCAAATTATGCTGATCAAACTGCAAGCCTTGTCAGTAATACGATGAGTGGTTTTGTTGATACGCTTTCAGGTGCTTTAAGTGGCAATAAAACCAGTTGGGAAGACTGGTCAAAATCCGTTCTACAGTCGATGCAAAAAATTATTCTCAATGCAATGCTTGTCAACAGCATTAAAGGTCTGGGTGGCGCAGGCTTTATGAGCATGTTCGGCGGCGGCGCTTCTGGTGCTTCGGGTGATGCTGGTGGCTTGTTTAGCAGTGGGGCTTTCGACAATCTCACCCTTAATGCCAAAGGTGGTGCCTATGCCTCTGAAGGGCTGAGCGCACATAGCAACACCATTGTTAATACACCAACCTATTTTGCCTTTGCTAAAGGTGCTGGGCTCATGGGAGAGGCGGGGCCAGAGGCAATCATGCCATTAACTCGCTCAGCGGATGGTTCGCTCGGCGTGAGAATGGTTGGCGGGGAGTCTGGATCTGGTGTTGGTGGAGATACCATTATTCATCAGCATTTCACTATTTCGGGTAATGGTGATGCCGCGCTGCGCCAAGCCATGCAAGAGGCAGCGCATAAAGGTGCGACCGACGGTGCTAAAAAAGCCCGTCAGGAAATGTTGCAAGATTTTCAAACCCGAGGTCAAGGCCGCCGCCTACTGGGGGTTTAATAGAGGAGAATACCATGGCAGACATATTTGAATGGCCTGCTGATATCTGCCCCACATCGCTGACATGGCGCCCTGAAAGTAACACAAAAACATTTCGCTCCCCCTTCAATGGAAGCTCTCAAACGGTTCGTTTCCCGGGTACGCGCTGGGTTTGCTCATTGACGTTGAACAATCTTACGGATGAACGTTCCCGTCGTATCGATGCTTTGGTCGCGGCACTTGATGGCGAATATGGTAGGGTGAAAATACGCGATTGGGGGCGGGCTGGCAGGCCGCCACTGGGTAAACCGTTAGTGTCCGATGCTGATCAGTCAGGTACGCAACTTCATAGTAAGGGATGGACGCCAAACAAAACCGTTCTGCTTATCGGTGACTATATTACCGTCAATGGTGAGTTAAAGATGGTGACAGCCGATATCAAGAGTGCAGCAGACGGCACGGCTATTATCCAGATTGCGCCGATGTTACGCAGTGCGCCGGTGCTAAATTCCCCGATTGAGGTTGAAAAGCCCTATGGAGTTTTCAAACTTAAAGATAATCAGCAAGGGGTTGGCAGCCGTGTACCCGGTGTTTTTACCAGCTACACCCTAGAGTTTGAGGAGGCGTTCTAATGATGTATTCCCCGTTTTCTGCATCGATGATTGATTGGCTATCTAAGGATCGGGTTACCGCGGTTGTCGCTGCGAATGTTCAATTCGAATCAGGTATAGCGTATGTCCATTCAGGCACGGGGGCGCTCATTCTTGGCGGCGCGGTGTATTACGGCATGGGCAGTATGGGCGCGATAGACGATGTCGGTGAAACCAATACAACCAGCCCAAGCCAATTAAAAATGACCCTTTCAGGTCTGGATATGGCGATGTTTGCTAAGACATTGAATGAACGCTGCGTCGGTCGCCCTGCGGAAATTTATCTGGTGGTGATTGATGATCAGGGTGCGCCTCAAGTGGCAGACCTGATTTTCAAAGGAAAGATATCAAGCACGGGGGCGACGGCTGGGGAGACAAATGCGCTGCAATATACGGTGAGTAATATCTTCGAGGATTGGCAACGGCCATTTCCCGATCGCTACACCGATGAATCTCAACAGAGTGCGGCGCCGGGCGATCGCATTTTTCGCTATGTGGCGCAGATGTCTGAACGTTCAATTTTCTGGGGCAGCAAAAAAGATGCACCGGGCTTCACTTATTCGTGAGGGAGTATGAAGCATAAAGACTGGCATAACCGATTAACGACAGTGCTCAAGGCCGCTACCCAGCGGCCTTTTTTATGGGGCGAACATGACTGTTGTCTATTTGCCGCGGAGTGTGTCGAAGCGATGTGTGGTGAGGATTTCGCTAAGGATTGGCGTGGGACATATCGCGATGAACGCGGTGCTAAAAAGGCGCTACTCCGCGGTGGTGGTTCTCTTGAGAAAGTGCTGGCGCGTTACCTTGATGAGGTCCCCGTGAAGCTGGCGCAGCGTGGTGATATTGCCATTATTGAAAATGCGGGATCACGCTGTGCTGGGGTTATTTATGCTGGCGCGGTATGGGTGCCGGGTGAGTCTGGTCTTGTTTGTCTTCGTGTAAAACCCATCAGCGCATGGAGGGTTCGCTAATGCCTGCCGCTATTCCTATCATTGCCGCCGTCGCCGCTGGCGTTGCCGCAGCAAATGAAGCCTATGCGATTGCAATGATTATCACAGTGGCCGCGCAGGTCGCCACTCAAGTATTAACGAAATCGCCCTCCATTGATTCATATCGCACACCGCAAGAGCGTAAGC